TTACGCCGCCGCCGAACGCAACGGCCAGCTGCTGCGCGATCGGCAGCGAAAGATTGAGGAACTGAAACGTGAAAATGAAGACCTTCGCCGCTGGAGCGATACCGCTTTGCCTGATCCTGTTGTCCGGCTGCGCCAGCGACCTGCCCTCGCAGGAGGTGAATCTTACCGTGAGTGGCTGTCCGAAAATCACCCGCTGCCAGCTGGACCCGGCAGCGCCGCGCACTAACGGCGACCTTCTGGCCCTGCTGGACGAAACGGAGGCCGCCTGGGCGGCGTGTGCCGGTAAGGTCGATACCATCATCAGCTGTCAGGAAAAAGACGATGAACAAGCCGCAGTCCTTACGCAGCGCCCTGAATAAGTCCGTTCAGTATGTGGCCGACAACCCGGACCGCCTGCACCTGTTCGTGGACAGCGGCCAGCTGGTTGCCACGCCCGCCGCGTCCCTGTCGTGGGAGTACCGCTACACGCTGAACGTGGTGATCACGGACTTCACCGGCGATCAGAATCTGCTGATGGCCCCGGTGCTTTTGTGGCTGCGGGAAAACCAGCCCGACGCGCTGCAGAACAGTGAGGCGCGCGAAAAGCTGTTTTCGTTTGAGGTCGATATTCTGGGGAATGACCGCTGCGACATCAGCATGGACCTGAAGCTGACCGAGCGCGTCGTGGCAACCACTGTGGATGGAAAAATCAGCATTGAGGCGGTGCCGGAACCGGACGGACCGGGGGAATTCTGGGCGGTGAAACGTGACTGAACTGCATGAAGTGGATGCCTGGCTGGCGGCGCTGTTATCACAGCTGGAACCGGCGGCCCGGAAAAAGATGCTGCGCGAGGTAGCGCGCGATGTGCGCCGCATTCAGCAGGCAAACATCACAGCACAACGTTCCCCGGACGGCACCGCATGGGAGCCGCGCCGCGTCAGCGCCCGCAGTAAAAACGGCCGCATCCGTCGCGGCATGTTCGCAAAAATGAAAACGGCAAAATACCTCAAAGCGCAGGCAAGCGCGGACGCCGCTGAGGTTGCCTTTGTGCCGGGAGTCCAGAGGCTGGCCCGCGTCCATCACTACGGCCTGCGGGACCGGGTAAGCCGTCGCGGCCCGATGGTGAAATATGCTGAACGTCCGCTGCTGGGCGTTAATCACGAAGTGGAAATGTCCGTGCTAAACTCGCTTATAAGTTGGCTGAGTGAACGTTGATCGGATATTCATTTCGTTCAAGTATTATTTCATATCTTTGGCGCAATAGTTAATGTCTCTCTTTCTTTCTGCTTGTGGCCTCTTTCTAGCCAAGTCATACCACAAGTAGATATTGAAATAGTGGAGCCTTTTGGATTCATAACTTTTATATTGCTAAGGTCACATATAGTATTAATAAGCATGCTTCTGCTCAATAAGAAATCTCCAAAAATAGCGACATGAAAGAATAAGTTGCCAATAGTGATGCCAGTTACTGCAGCATTGTATTCTAGGTACGGTTTAATAACTTCGTTAATATGAAAACTAAAAGGACCGCAAAGTCTTTCTTTAGATACCAATTCGGGATATTGCGCACAAAACTCATCAGTAGCTTTTACTGAAGATGCAAGCCCGATGAATAGAGTGATTTGTTTTTGGGTAATAGATGGGGTTCCATACAGAATGTAGTCTTTATGTTTCTCAAAATAAGCTAAACCAGGGTCATTCTTTGCCGCCAAAGCATTGTAGCAAATTTTCAACAACCACCTTAATAATCTGTCGTAATCATAATTTATATCTGTTTTTTCTTTAGTGTATATCTTTGATAAAAAACCATTTTCTTCTAGAAAAGACTTCCCATACGCATCTAAATTACTAAGGGCACCACCATTGCAATCTCCGCAAACATCAGCAATCGTTGCCTCACCACTAATTAACTTCCCTGCCCGTTCATTCCATCCAATTAATGGTGGTGTGGCCGACTTAAGAAATTTGTAAATAAATCGCGGAATAATATGTTCCCTAGTCATAACTTTTTCGAGTTGGCAGAAGCGACAGAGCATAATGAATACCTGAGTATGTTTAAAAAGTGGTTAAGCATTTGTGTAGAGGGCTACACAATATCAGTCTACTGATTAGTTTCAATACAAAGTGCATCTTTAGGGCATGAACGAAAAACTGACCGAAATCATGCGCCTTATCACCAACCTAATCCGCACCGGCATAGTGTCCGAAGTGGACCCGGTGAACTGGCTGTGCCGGGTGAAAACAGGCGACCTCGAAACCAACTGGATTAACTGGCTCACCCTGCGCGCCGGTAATACACGCACATGGTGGCAACCTACTGTCGGGGAACAGGTCGTGCTGCTGAGTCTGGGCGGCAACCTCGAAACCGCATTTGCGCTGCCCGCCATTTATTCCGAAGCCTTCCCGCCGCCCGACTATTCGGAAGACGGCACCACTACCGTATTTAAGGACGGCGGCTGGTTTCAGTACGAGCCGGAAACCGGCCAGCTGTTGATAAAGAACATCAGAAGCGTGCGCATTGAAGCGGCAGACGGCATTCAGCTGATCACCGATGCGCTGGGGATAGAGGCCAGCCAGGCACGGATTAACGGTGACACCACGATGAACGGTGATGTGACCCACGGCGGCGGCTCAATGAGTTCTAACGGTGTGATTGCTGATAAGCACTTACACAACAAAGTCAAGAGTGGCAGCGATACGTCAGGAGGCCCGCAATGATGTACCTCGGCATGAACCGCGACACCGGCGAAGCTATTACCGACATCGATCACATCCGGCAGAGCGTGCGCGACATCCTGATCACCCCGGAAGGCAGCCGCATTGCACGGCGTGATTACGGTTCGATGTTGTCCGCGATGATTGACTGGCCGCAGAACGACGCCACCAAACTGCAGGTAATGGCCGCCACTTACACCGCGCTGAGCCGCTGGGAGCCGCGCATCCGGCTGGCCTCTGTGAAAATAACGCGCAACCAGGACGGCTCTATGCAGGTTGATCTTACCGGCCAGCGCGCCGACGGCTCACCGGTTGCCATGTCTGTCTCTACGGGGGTGAAGAGTGGCAGTAATTGATCTTTCCCAACTGCCCGCACCGCAGATTATTGAGGTGCCGGACTTTGAAAAGCTGCTCGCAGAGCGCAAAGCGGCGCTGATTGCGCTTTATCCGGCGGATGAACAGGCCGCCATGCGCCGTGTGCTGGCGCTGGAGTCTGAGCCGATTGTGAAAAGCCTGCAGGAAAACACCTACCGCGAAATCCTGTTGCGCCAGCGCATCAATGAGGCGGCGAAGGCGGTAATGGTGGCCTACGCCATCGGCAGCGATCTGGACCAGCAGGCCGCCCGCAATAACGTGAAGCGGCTGACCATTACGCCTGCGAATCCCGACGCGGTTCCGCCGGTGGATGCGGTGATGGAGTCGGACGACGCGCTGCGCGTGCGCGTGCCGGAGGCGTTTGAGGGGCTGAGCGTGGCCGGGCCAACGGGTGCATATGAGTTTCACGCAAAAAGCGCTGATGGCAGGGCTCAGGACGTGTCCGCGATCAGCCCTTCACCGGCGACGGTGCTGATCACCGTCCTGAGCCGTGAAGGTGACGGCACGGCGTCGGAGGATTTGCTGACCACAGTGAACACCGCGCTGAGCGCCGACAGTGTGCGCCCGGTAGCCGACCGCGTGACGGTTCAGGGCGCGGCCATCCGCAGCTACAGCGTGAAGGCCCGGCTGCACCTGTTCGACGGCGTGGCCGCTGGTCCCTGCCTTGAGGCGGCGAACGCAAGGCTGGCGAGTTACCTTACCGAGCAGAAAAAGCTGGGGCGCAGCGTGCGGCGAGAGTCCTACGGGGCGGTGATGCGCGTGGCCGGTGTGGACTGGGTGGAAATCACCGAACCGGCGGCGGACATCATCATGGACCGCACGCAGGCGGGTTACTGCACCGGCACGGATGTATCCGTGGCGGGCGATCAGGGGGTGACATGAGCAACAGCAGCCTGATGCCACCCGGTTCGTCTGCGCTGGAGCGCCGTTTAGCGCATGCGTGTAGCGGTATTTCCGGGCTGAACGTGCCGCTGCGCGACCTGTGGAACCCGGCCACCTGTCCGGTGAGTTTTCTGCCTTATCTGGCCTGGGCGTTTTCAGTGGATCGCTGGGACGAAAGCTGGGCGGAGAGCGTCAAGCGGCAGGTGGTGAGCGATGCGTTTTACATCCATCAGCACAAGGGCACTATCAGCGCCATCCGTCGCGTGGTGGAGCCGTTCGGCTTCCTGATCCGGGTTGTTGAGTGGTGGAAAAATGGTGAAGCACCCGGCACGTTCCGGCTGGACATCGGCGTGCAGGACCAGGGCATAACCGAAGAAACCTATCAGGAACTTGAGCGGCTGATCAGCGATGCAAAACCGTGCAGCCGTCACCTGCTGGGAATGTCCATCAACCTGCAGGTCAGCGGTGAAACGCTTATAGCGGCGGCCAGCTATGACGGTGATGACCTGACCGTTTATCCGTATACCCCGGAAATTATTTCCGTCAGCGGCGCAGTTTATGGCGGCGCGGCGGTTCACGTTATTGACCTGATGGAAGTGGGACCATGACACAAAAATACTATGCAATCGTAACCAACCTGGGCGCGTCGAAGATTGCCAACGCTGCCACACTCGGCACAAAACTGAATATCACGCAGATGGCCGTGGGTGACGGCGGCGGCACGCTGCCGACACCGAACGCCAGCCAGACGAAGCTGGTTAACGAGGTGCGCCGCGCCGCCATCAATACGCTGAGCATTGACCCGGCCAACGCCAGCCAGATGATTGCCGAACAGGTGATCCCCGAAACGTCGGGCGGATTCTGGATCAGGGAAATGGGGTTGTTTGACGCTGACGGCACGCTGATCGCGGTATGCAACACGCCGGAAACCTACAAGCCCGCACTGCAGGAAGGAAGCGGGCGCACGCAGACCGTGCGCATGATTCTGATCATCAACAGCACCGATGCTATCACCCTGAAGATTGACCCGTCCGTGGTGCTGGCAACGCGGAAGTATGTGGATGATGCCGTTATCGAAGTGAAGGCATACACAGACAGCGTAATGAAAAAACATGCCGATGCTGATAACCCCCACAGCCAGTACCTGCAGATTGCAAATGCCCTGTCAGAAATCAAAGACGCCGGGCTGATTGCTGACGTTCTCAAAAACCTCGGTTTAGGCGAAGGTGCGCCCGTTATCGGTTCGCCGTTCCCCTGGCCGCATGCAAAGATGCCTAATGAACTCTTTGCCTCAATGTCAGGCATGGTCTTTTTGAAAAGCAACGGTGCCAGCTTCAGCGGCTCGTTATACCCAAAGCTGGCGCTTGCTTATCCGGGACTGAAACTGGCCGATCTCCGGGGCGAATTTATTCGCGGATGGGATGATGCACGCGGCGTGGATGCAGGGCGCGCCCTGTTAACCGGGCAGGTGGATGCAATCGGAGTTAATACAGGAACAAACGGTAAAAACGTGCAGGCGCTTTTTGTCAGCACAGCCCGTTCAGCTGCATATCCGGCAACAGATGCGCTGAACGGTCTTAGTGAAGGGAATAGTTTTGGAACAAGCGACTCCGTTTCACGCGCTGTTTTTCGCTCCGCAACGGAGACGCGCCCGCGAAACATTGCGTTTAACTACATAGTGAGGGCGGCTTAATGGCGAAGGTAACGCTTGATAAAAATGGCCTGGCAAAATCGGCCGGCACGCTGACAGTTTATAATTTTGATTCAGTAAGCGGAGAGTTTACAGGTTCAAGTGATGAGTATCTGCCGCAGGGTGTTGGCCTTCCAGCAAATGCCTGTGCCACTGCGCCGCCGGTTACTGATGCCGGGAAGGTAGCCCTTTGTATTGATGGTAACTGGCAAACTGTTGCCGATCATCGCGGAGAAATGGTTTATTCAGTTTATGACGGTGCAGCAGTAGAGATCGTCGCACCTGGCGAACATCCGGCAGACACCACGCCACAAAAACCGGCTACCTTATGGGATAAATGGGACGGTGCAAAATGGGTTACTGATAGCGAAGCACAGCGGGATGCCCTTCTGCGCAAGGCAGCCAGTGAAAAATCAATGCTCATTAGTGAGGCGAACGGGATCACGCAGGCATGGCAGACGCAGTTGTTACTGGGCATTATTGCAGAAGAAGATAAAGGCACACTTACAGAGTGGATGAAATATATCCAGGCAGTACAGGCAGTAAGTATTAGCGATGCACCAGACATTAGCTGGCCGCAGAAACCCCAATAAATAAAGCCCGCATATGCGGGCTTTATTCACTCTGGCTTTTCCGGCCACTGAATATCAGGTGCCTTACTGGTATCGATCCGGTTGAGTTCTACCCGGTATCGCTTCCATTCTGCCAGCCGGGTGATCTCCTCATCTGTCGCAATGCTGATATCAACCGCATCCTGCAGCGGCGCAATAGTCCGGTTTGCCTCATCCATCTCAGCGGCCAGCCTGCTGCTGGCAATCAGCGCCGCATTTTCAGCATCTGTTACCGGGGCAGTAAAGAGGCCGTCAATGTAGCGATAATTTATATCGGGCTGTTCAGGCAGCGCGGTGATATCTACCCATACCAGCGACGGGTGATAAAGTTTTTCAGGCTTCACGTTGAGTGAGACGATTTCCGCGATGCGCTGATTTTCAATGCGGGCATATGTTTTCATCAGCTGAGTTCCTCAATATAAATAACGCCGTCCGAGCCAAAGTTGCCGATAAAAGGATCGGAACGGGTATTACCGCCACCTCCAGCCCCAAAGGTTTTACCTTTACCGGATAAATTACCGTCTCCGCTTCGCTTGCTGCCTCCCCAGTAACTTACACCGCCATCACCGGAGCCGCCCCGGTAAGGGTTTGTAGTCGTTGCTATAAGGCCTGGTGCATCGCTGCCGTCACCACCCTGAATATTCAAATCGCCGCCGACTGCCGTTCCGCCCGCGCCGCCCGCATCACCTGATGAAGTATTAACGCCGTTACCCGCCGTCAGCAGGCCGTTGAATGTAGTGCTTGTTGCCGACAGGGTTTCATCGCTGCCACGGCCTACCACGCCGGGGTAAGTTTTGGTGTCGTCCACGTTCAGCCATGCGATGACCGTTCCGCCCGCGCCACCGCCAGCGCCACGGCTTGTGAAGCCGCTGCCCCATCCAAGATAGCCGTAACCTCTGCCGCCGCCGCCGGTCAGGATAATCCTGATGCGTTTCGTTCCGGGCATAGGCTTGTAGTTGATTGCTCCGGGCGTGGTAAAAATCTGGCGGCCAATAATACGCCCGGAAAACTTTTCGCTAATACCGAGGTTTCTGAGAAACAAACGCCTGGCACAGCGCCGGGCCGCGCTGGCACACTTGCGGCCATTTGCGGAGAACTCAGCGTGCTGATTGGCTATATCAGGGTGTCAACA